CGGTCAAAAACAAGCTTCGGTGCGCGTCGATGTGCGCTTGATGGTTTTGTTGAGGAAACGCTTGAGCAGGCGCACCCATCATGAATCCAGAATTTTCGGTGCCTGCGTCGATTGGTTGAGGCACGGGCGGTGGTGCGGGAGGTTGTAATAGCCCCTCGACGTTATCTACACCCAACGCTGCATACATCCGTCGATAAGCCTCATAAATCCCTTGAGGCCCGTGCACTTGAGGGTTTGATTGCACCAGCTGCAAAAGCTCTTGCGCCATAGTAATACGTTGGCTTTGGCTAAAAATGTTGGGATCACTTACTGGGATGATATCGACACGACCATCGAAGTCTTGCAGTTTGACCTCTTGAGGGCCACTACCCGTCAGATAAGGATAGGAGGGCGGCAAGAAGTCTGCGAAGACTTTAGCGAGCAACTGAAACTCTACTCGCTGGCTATAGTGCAAGCGCTTGTGAATCGCAGACATGACTTTTGTGCCACGCTCTAACAGTGCCACTGTGGTGCCCACTGGCATCGCCTGATTCATGTCTCCGACGTTCATGTCGGCAATCGATGCGAATCGTTTCCCAGAATCCACGAGAAGCCCAAGCAACTGCATCAATACGTTGCTCGGCTCTTTAATGGGCAAGGGAATCAAGTTTTCTTTAAGGCTACCACCCGTGGTGTCAATATCTCGGAACTCGCCCGGCTGAAGTGGATCGTCCTCATCACGAATGCGCATACCGCGAGCTTTGAAGCCAGCAGGGAGATTAGCCAAGGTGCCAGCATCGATAAGCTGACGCAGTATTGACGTAGATGCTTTCGCAAGGCCGCCGATCATGTGACTCAAGCCGAGGCCGTAGAAGCCAAGACCGGGCAAGAACTTGTACTGCACGAAATAGTTTATCTTTTGCTTGAGCGGATCGTTCTCTGCGTAGTTGCGGCGGATAGAAAGCACCCGCTGTGACGACTCATCGATGGTGATGATATATGGTAGCTTGAGTCCTGTGGGTTGGCCCTGAGCGCTCATGTCTTCATAGCCGGGCAGATCTAAAACTGTATGCACCTCATAGACTGTATGATCTCGCTCATTGCTGTAGCTTGGCTCCATACCCTCGATTTCATCGATTTTTTCTTCGATTTCGTCTCGTGTCAGGTTGTAAGCACCGCCCGTCAATTCCACATCTCTATAGAAACCGTTGAGTTGCTGCTTGCGTATTTCGTTTTTTGACATCTGTAAAACGTGTGTCACACGCTCAGCGGTGAATATATCTGTCGCTTCATACGGCACGACAAGGTCTTGGGGCTGGATGAATTTGCTCATCGCCTTGTTCATCGCAGTGTCGTAATACACTTTTTTAAAGGCAGAGCCAGCGAGAGGCAGATAGAACAGCATCATATCAAGCTCGGGGTCAAACTCCTGCATCACATTCATAATGTAAAAATTCATGAACTCTTCGACGCGAGATGCTTGTGCCTCGACCTCGGGAGTCCGAGCGCCGATCACTTCTGTCTTTACAGGGCCTTTGGCAGGCAACATTTCTTTGTACGCCTGTGCTTGAAACTGCGTGACAGCCTCTGCGAGTATTGGATGAATAACGCCCGTGGAGCCTTGGAAAGGAGAGTTACGAGACTCGTCAAACTTCATCCCCAGATATTTCAAGCCATCGACGTAGGTTTTTTCCCACTCACTTCGACTGTCTTTATCCGACTCAATGTTAGCAAGCACTTCTTTGGAAAGACGCATCAAATCGCTGTCGATCAAAAACTCTGAGAGGTTCGCATCAAAAGGCACTCCTGTTTCCATTTCCACAGGTGCATCGATTTCGCCATCGACGAGAATCCCCTCTTCTGTGACCAGAATTTCAGCTGCCTCTCGTATCTGATCGGCACGAGTAGGCTCAGGCACCACCTCGACCTCGTTTCCGAGCGGTATGACATCTGGATCGTTTTGAGTACCGAGCTCGCGTTTTTCAATAGCCATTAGTAATAGACCTTTCTGTCACGCCGGAGAGGCTTGATTTCATCGATGTTATCATCACCCAACTCAAGAAACCCTCCTTGCCTAAATCTCATCAAAGCCATGGTGGAAGAGTCACAATAATCATCATGATCGCCGTAAGGAAAAGATGCCATTTCTTCTACCACCTCTTCAGCAAATTGTGTCTCTGGTGCCCATACCATTCCGCTTTCGAAAATAGGTGCGACCGAATTCATTCTTGCGATCTTATCTTGCCCTCGACTCGGTGTATAGGCGGTAACAGGAATTCCCATACGTCTTAACTCTTGCGTCAGTGGTGTGCCTGATGCTTTTGCTTCGATAAGCACACAGTCTGGCTCCCAATACTTGTACTCTTCCCACGCCATTTTTTTAAGTTCAGGAAAGTCAACCCGCACTCGCTTTGCATCCAGAAGGATGATTTGGTCAGGATCGCCGTCTTTTGGTTGGAACACAGCCCACGTAGTGATCGCTGAGTAGTCTGCTGTTTCTTTTCTTGAAAAAGCCGTGTCATAGCTTTGAATGACATACTGATAGGCAGGCACATAATCTTCGTCCCAGACATTCCACCACTCTCGCTTCACGATCGAGCCAGCCTCAGCGGTGGGATTTTGAAGCCACTGTGCATTCCACTTGGATATTGGTAGTGAAGCTTTGACGGATAAAAGCTCTTCTTTTTTCCAAAACTCTGGCCAAAGGGGTTCTTCGGATTCAGGCATGATCGCCGGAAACTCCACAAGCTCCCACTGATCAGCGTGATCATCGCCTTGTTTTTTTAAGACTTTGCCGACGAGATCTTTGGTCGACCAGCGTGTCATAACAATGACGATCGTGCCGCCGGGCTGCAAACGCTGTCGAGGACCCGACGTATACCACTCATAAACCGCATCCATGGCGGTTGGACTAAGCGCGTCTTGCTCCGATACGGGATCATCGATGATCAAAAGATCAGCACCGCGTCCAGTAATCGCTCCTCCAACACCCGAGTAGAAAGACTCTCCGCCTTTGTTTGTGGTCCACCGACCTGCTGATTTATTATCAGCCTGCAGTTTGATATCAGGAAAAACCTCTTGGTACTCGTCAGAATCGATGATGTTACGTACACGCCGACCAAAGCGGACGGCTAACTCTGCCGTGTGCGTCGTTTGTATAATTTTCAAATTACCCCGCAGTCCCATCATCCATGCGGGAAAAAAGGTCGAGGCAAACTCTGATTTTGTGTGTCGTGGCGGCAAGCAAACAATTAGACGCTTGAGCTTGCCTTCTGCAATTTTATTAAATTTTTCACCAATGATTTTGTGATGTCGACCCTCGATAAAATCGGGCCACTGGCTTTTGACAAACGATATGAAATCGTTTTGACACGAGTCTTGTTTTTCCAGTCTTTTGTATCGGTCTAGTAGTGCCAGCGCTTCTTGTTGTTCCTGACGACTCAGAACGTCAAAATCTTTTAGCAGGGCACTGGACATGGATTAGATCTCAGGGTAGTTGCCTGAGCGAATCATTTCACATACTTCATTTGCCCTTGAGCCGACTTGTTTTGCCCATCGTGAGTCCATGAACTCATCAGCTGCTTTGTCATAGTCGCCAATCGACATTGCTGTCAGTGCATTCTTGAATCCTAACAAACGAGTGATGCCTAAGTTGAAACATAAATTAACAAGTGCGTCCTGCCGAACTGAATCAATTTCCGCAAACCATGGAAAACTGATAAGTTCTTGCTTACAGCGCTTGATGTCATTTTCAAGGAGATATTCAATTTCATCGACGGATAAGCCAAGTCCGCCATCTTCATCAATGTTACGCCCTACGCCTACGGTAGTCATGTTTGCTGTGCATTGATACGCGTGGGTTCTAACCCCTTCATGACGTTTTAACTGCTCGATTAGCTTGTTCATTTAGACCCCGACTTGCTGGCACCAAAATAAAAACTCACCACAGAAGACACGATGCCCCCAAGATAGCCCAGCACCAAGTTAACGACATTGAGGTCGTTGTCATCAGCAGGCTGGAGAGTAACGAGCAAAACATAGCCACCAAAGAGCAAGATAGACATAATTGCAATCGCCCTTGCTGTCCAATCCTCAGAAAAAGATTCTCTCGCATTTTGTTTATCCTTTGTTTCAAGGGCAAATACATCGACCTCAAGCTCTTTCATCCTGACTTCGAAGTCAAGTTCAGCTTTTTTAATCTCTGCCAACTGCTCTGGTGTGGCTTGTGCCAAAGCCCTTTCAATTTTTTGCGGTACAGGGTCACAACCTAAAACGTCTGCGAGCATAGATGCCGCCGCTCCCCCTACAGGCCCACCTAGAGCGGCACCTAGCGTAGGTGCCAATGAACCTACTAGCCCTTTGACTTTGTCAAAATTCATCGTAAATACTCCACAGCGCCCAAACACGCAATAATGAAAGGATACATAGCCAACAACATGCGCTCAATCTTATTAAAACGCGCTTGGCCTTGATCTAAACGCTTTTCCATCATTTCACGCATCAGCCTGCATTCAGCTTCATGTATTTCAATACGACGCAATGCTTCTTCTGCTGTATCCATTAGTTACCACCTAGCGGGTTAGTTGCATCTATAGCCATCCAAAGGTCATCCATGTCACGCTCAAATCGTTTAAAGCGATCGTCCAATGTGTTTAAGGAATCTAACTTGCCAGAAACACGTAGCTCTGTTTCAGATGATGTTTTTTCTACCAAAGCAATTCTGTCTCGGATGTCTAACAATTCCTGTTGTGCATCCATGATAGATACTAGATTTGCGCCTAATTCTGCGAGCTTGCCTTGCAAATTTTCCACATCAGCCGCTGTCATCGCCTGCTCCATGTTGGATAGCTTCTTATCCATATCTTGCAAGCGAAGCGCGTTCATCTCACGCAAGTCATCAAAACGTGTAGCAAGTGCTTCAGCTTGTGCTGTGGCCGCAATGACCGCCTCAGACTGCTCAGTGAGTTGTGCAAAAAACTGTGACGCCGCCCAGATTCCGCCCCCGATTGTTGACCCAAAAGTTACGACAATAGCAATCCA